TTGTGGAGAAGGCACTAAGCATCATATGATTGCTTGCGCCCAACGTCTTGAACACGGCAGCCGAGCCACCTACCCAGTCTTTTCTTTTTATATTGTTGTTCATGTTGTGTAGGGTTTGTGTTGTTTATATTCACCAAAATCAAGTTTCATCTGTTGGAACTTCTCTGCATACCATCGTCTGTACGATTTGCCCGAAATCCACCAGTCGTAGATGTTTTCCGCTATTTCGTTTTCTTGTTCCTCTGTCAAGCGGTCAGAAGAGGAGCTGGATGAAACCCCTGGTGCTGCGAGATTCCATACACCTCTGTTTTGTCTCCTCGTTGTCGTTTGTTCGCATTCATTGTATGCAGATGCGGAATGTCGGCATTGCTGCTTCTCGTATACCCCCCCAGCCAGTGTTCTGGGTCTGGATGCTTGATGTAACCGCCTGAGTCCTGAGTACCCCTTGATGTAACCGCCTGTGTTCTGAGTAACCCTCTTACGTTTCTGAGAGGCATCCCGTCCTTGCGGATGTTCCACCAGATATGTTCTCTTTTGAATACCCCCCCGTTTCGGATGGCTTTAATCGCCTTAATCCAGTTTCGTTTTACATGCGGATAGCGTTCGTTTTCGAGCATCTTTTGTTTGTATGAACTCATTGGGCAACCAATGCAGCCTATGCGATGCCAACCCTCGTCGTAGAGCGAGCAATGCGGCACCTTCACTACGTCGTTGAGAAACTCCCATACGTCTCGCTCGGTCCAATAGATGATGGGCGAAATCAGCAGACTCTCTTTGCCGTGTATGCAGCCTAATGTCTGTTCTTCATCAGCGTTAGTGATGTTCATGCCTTGCTTCTTGGATTTGCGACGAGCACGTTTTGCTTTCTGCTCCTGTCGGTATTCGTCCAGACCATCAAGATTGCCACTAAACTTGCGGTTGTTTATTTCCACCTCGTTGCGCTTTGCTCTTCGAGAACTCTCTGCCTTGCGGATGCCGATTAGCGTCACTTTGCCCGCGCCTGCCGTTTCTTTATATTCAGAACAACACCAACGCACTCGCATAGTGGGCAATATCTTCTTTTCTACGGCGTACTGGTAGATGGATTTGCCAGGTTTTGTCAGTTCTACCTCGGAATAGTTCTTCTTTACAAAGCGTATTACTTCAGGTGGATCCACGCTCGTAAGATTCATGTGCCCCTTAAATTTTACCCCAGCCAACTGAACCATGTGGAAAAGAGCTTGAGAGTCTTTTCCTCCACTAAACGCCAAGAAATATCCGTTCTCAGCATCATAGTTTAGAGCTATTTTTTCTGCTTTTTGCAGCAGCTCTACTGAGTGAAGCATCTTCTTTTGCAATCCTTTCGAAGCTCGCTCCAATGCTTCGGAAAGTGTAATGTTTAATTCCATGTTTTTTATACTGTCTTTTCGTTAACAAAGTTTGATAAAAACTGTCGGCAAGTCGTTTTTAAACGATGCCCATTGTTTGCATAAGGTTATCACCTACAGGCAATAGATTCTTTTTTTGCATCATACAGATACTTCTATTTTGTCTTCGGTCATTCCATACTCCCTTAGATATTCCTCACACCTGAATCCCTTTCTTGGCATGAAGTCCTTGAAGTCGGTGGTGTAGAATAACATTCGCTTGTTGCACCACTGGGCCATATCTTTCTGCCATTTGGGGATGACGTTATTAGGATTCATGGGGTCGCGGTATGGTTGTGCGTAGGCATACACGGCTCTGCCTTCATGGTTCTTGCGGAAGCGTTGCAGTCGTTCCCTCCAGTAGTGCAGACGGTGGTAACATTCCCGAAAGTCGTTCTTGCCGCCTATCATGGTGTAGAGGAAGTATTCACCACGGAATCCTGCCGCATTGATGAGCTGCATGGCTCTCTCACATTCTGCAATCTGTGCTGTGGTGTCGCAACCGAAGCGGATGCGGGAGTCTATCCATTTCACCTTGCCTAATAGTTCGGCATATTCAGGAGTGACGAGTCGTGCGTCCATCGCCTGATTGAAGTCGATATGATCCCCTCCCCGAATGATTTTCTGAAGCTGTTCCACGGCATAGTCTCCGGCTGCAAGGATATTGTTGTCCATAAGCACAACGTGCGTCCTGCCCTCTATGGCTATCTCTTCTATATCCATATACGGACGGATGAACCCCTCCTTCTTGGGTACCACACACCAGAAACATTTGTTGGGACAGCCTTCGGTCAGTTTGCCGTAAGCATGAGTCTTTGGCACCCATGGAAATAACTCGTATAGCGGTTGTAGGGATATGTATGAATTTCTATCTCGTCGGGCAGACGTTTATAGATGTCGTAGCCTGTGCCACCCTTCTCCAGCCGGTCGTATGAGAATTGTCTAAAGTCTATGTCGGGCGAAAAGTTAAAAATCTTGCTGGCATACAGAATATCGTAGTGGGTTTGACAAAAGAGGTCGATAGGTCGCGCCCATTCCACTTCGTCGCCCTGCATGGAGTGCCAACGGGCAATTTTGCCGAGAGCCATGTTGGGATATATCGTGGCTCCCCATTTCTTTTTGCCGTGTCGTCCGTCTACGTCTATGAGTCCTATCTTCATTTCTGATCTTTATCTTTTCTGTTTTATTCAGTGTCGTCCGTTGGCCCTGAATTATTTGTCAATTTGCTTTCTTTCATGTACCCGTGTCTAATCACATCCTCATCGTCCTTCTTTTCCAGATACTCAAAGTAGTCCGGCTCTTCCGGCTTCTCCCCACTCAGCATTTCGTCTTCCTCTATTTCCTGAAGATCCTTTGTGGTAAGACCATACTTGCGAGCCATGCGGAGTTTTTCTTCCTCGGTATAGTTCACTCGGTCGCGCTTCACGATGCTCACGTCTTGCGTGATGGCGATGCGACTCATGTCCGGCATTTCATCCGTGGCGTCGTGTTCCTCATCGAAGTCCTTATACACTTTGGCGAGAGCCTCCATGCCTTTGGCTACGGCTCGGTCGTTGTTCTGCTGCTTACCTGTGCGGATAAGCCATTCTGCCGAACCGAGAAACATCGCTTTGTGGCGCGGACTTTCGTCTGTCTGAAAGAAACGGATTAGATGATTGCACACCATCACGTCGTTGTTGAGTTCTGTGATGGTGCGGGGACGGATGTTGCCGCCTTCATCTATGGTGATCTTTAAGGCGAGCACGTATGCTTGTGCGTCTTTGTTGCCTTGAGCGGCTTGGTTGAGGTATGTCTCGTAGTCGCGGCGAGCTATGTTGCGGCACACAGTGCGAGGATCGATGTCGGTGTTTTGAACCCATCGTTTGTAAAACTCGGCGCATATTTGCATCCTGTAGCGTTGCTCCAGACGGGGAAACATTGTTTCTATAGACATCCCCTGGCTTAACCACTTGTCTATGCGTGATAGTGTGTTTTCTGTTAGTCCTGACATATAACTAATTAGTTTACATCTGTAAAGTTACGTTTTTTCTGCTTCTTTGTGCGGACATCGCCTTCTGCGTGTTCGCATATCCTGTCCACCGCACAAACTATTTCTTAGTTATCTTTGTGATACAATTTGACGATTATTATTACAACATTACAACACAATCACAACATGCAGAATCCTTTTTATTTATCTCGGGCTATCGCCGCTCTTATCGGCTTGGCTTGGTGTCTCATTGAGCCTTCTATCAACTTTATCACAGTATGTTTTTTTGCCCTTATCATTGATTGCTACACTGCTTGGCGGTGCAACAGGCGCATTTATGCTAAATATAGGGACGAGATTAAGAGAAATCCTAAGTGCAAGATGGATGGCAAACTGCGCTCAAAAAAAATGGTTAAGATGGTGTGGACTTTCTCAGTGCTTATTATGTGCCTTTGTCTTGCATCTTATCTTGACCGTAATGTTTTGGGATATATGGACACGCATCTCGCTAATCAACTAACGGCTATGTACTGCCTTGTGCAGTTCGTTTCTATTCTCGAAAATGAGAGCACTTGCAATGGTGCGTCATGGGCCAGGGTGCTGCAAAAGATTGTGGCTGACAAGACTGAACGCCATTTTAATGTAAAACTGAAGGAATTGATGAAGGAGAAGGAGGAGGCGGAGGCGGAGACTGCTGATGCTGCAAAGGATTGATGTTTCCCTTCTGTTTATGATTATTACTTATTAGGCTCTTTATTATCGTTTTTCTTTTATGACTATAAGCAACATTCTTGAACATTGGGCTTCTATCTACAAGCCTCTGTCTCATAAACCCGAAAGCGAACGTCTCGAAGACCAGAGTTTCTTTCGCATCCGCTATATTGACCTTGAGAACATCTTCTCTCGTAATGCCAACATCATCCACTCGCCTTGTATGCTCTACAGCATTATTACTACAGGCGAGTTTCACGATGCCAACAAGATGGAGGTCTCTCACCAGGTGTGGTTTCTCGCCAAGGTGAAAGACACACCGCAGACGCTCGGCCGTTACGACGGTCGCAAGATGGAACAGACTGCCGAAAGTCTGATGGACCATTGCAAAGACCTCGTGTCGTGGCTTCTTCAGGTAAGACGAACAGGCAAATGTCCTGTATCGGGACGTTCGTTTTCCGACGACCCCATCATAAATGCCGAATTGCAAAGCATTGATATAAGCACCATCTCCTGCGGACTGATAGGCGATATTTATGCAGGACAATGGCTTGTGGCAGGTGTGGACTGGAAGAGTATGCAACCGCTCTACAAGTGGGGGTGTGGTGGTAACGGCAAGTATGTTACACAAATCAAAGACCTTTAATATATATATATAGCGTATGGCAGTGAAAATATATAACCCTATGAAGCCTCTTAATAAGGAAATAAATGGGTGGATGCAGCAAGCTGAGGATGAGCTGCAAAGCAACTTTAAGTTGCAGCGCATTTATCCCAC